GAAAAACATACATAGCCTTCTCCGGGGCCAAAAGCAAATAATGGAAAGGTTCATATATTTGAAGCTGTCGTACAAGATTGGATCCCCTTTCTTCTCGTACACCCCTTCTAAAACTCGGTACAATAGGATCATGCTGAATCCTCCAAAACTTCCCATCGAGGAGGTTATCCATTTGTCCACTCTGACACGCTCAGAGATGGAGTCACGCCTTCGTGCGCTGTGGAAGGCAGGATGGTCCTTAGGAGTCATAGGAGGTTCTCTCAGCCCCGCTGTTCCCAAGACCACTATCCACTTCTGGGTCCGTAGAGCTCCAGACGTGAAGCAGTTAAAAGCAGTTCCACTGCCACCCCCAAAATCTTTGACCACCTCTGTGCCTACAAAGCACGCCCCACGTCTTAAGTCCATCTCTCCGGGCGTCCCTCCCGAGATTAGGATCCGACTTCGTGAGCTTTCAGCCCTTTCAAAGCGCTACAGAGCCAAGACACCGCCAACTAGCCCTTTAGCTCAGGCAAATAATGAACTTACTCAAATTGCAAGGCAGCTTAGAAGCCGTGGAGTGCCTACAGCATCTATCGCTGAGGCAGCAGGAGTTACCTATAGAGCAATGGCGAGGCGTTTGAGTCAATGAGCCGTCTCTATAAAACAAAGACTGGCACATACAAGGAAACAGATCTTGCTGTGGTTGTGTGGAAGAACCCTAAAAAGTCTAAGCGCCCTCAGTCCCGCTTCCTTGAGACTATGTCCGCCCCCAACTCAAGCTACCCAATGGCTTTCCCATTAGCTGCTCTTAAGAGCCACTATGCATGGAAAGAAGCAAAGCATGTGAAAAGCTCTGAAGACTTCGATAGAAGCATTGAAGATAGCTCTAGAGAGGCTCCAGTGATCCTTGATTTACATTTAGCAGGTTACACACTAGGCTGGAGTGACTTCTACATCCCAGATGAATACACAGAGTTTGGATAAACCTTTTGCGAGCAGTATCAGATGTCTTTCCAGCACTAGTTTGGATTGCTCCACCCAATTCCATAGGTCTTGACGAGTTCACCATACCTGGACCATCTCCAGAAGGTACTCGAAAGGTGGACAGAGTTCGTGTAGTTCTCTTAGGCGATAGCATTTTGATAGCGCAAGACTCTCCAGAAGGTCCTACACTTGTGTTTAGAGAGAAATACACTCATAGACACGTCGATGGGAAGCTTCAAGCAGTTTTAACAGAGTCTGAAAAGGTTGTAGCCTTTATTAAAGACAATTCCTGCGGTTGTGGGTCACGTCTTAGAGGTTGGAACCCATACGGGCAAAACAACTCAGTCTACTCGAATCAGGATCCAACAGAATGATAGATATAACTCTTCTGCAGTTTGTCCTTCTGGGGCTAGCTACTTATCGTGTAACTCGTCTAGTTACTCGTGACACGATTACAGCTCCTATACGCAATGCTTTTTGGAAAAAGTTTCCACCAGAGACCACATACATTGGCTATCTATCCACCTGTGAGTGGTGTTTTAGCTTTTGGATAGGATCAGGGTTCGTAATTTCGGCTATCATTATTCCATCAGTAACCTACATAGTTGCTACCGTTTTTGCGGTATCTGCTATTGCAGGACTGTTGACTGCATATGAAGATAAGTAAGACTTCATATTCCGCAACTGAGATGACAAGGAGCTTCCGTGGGCATATTTACTAATGATGACCCAGTCTCATCATCCCCAGAGCCAAAAGCTAAAAAGTCTCAGCCGTCAACAATCGCAACTGTTTTCACAAATACAGCGCAATCAGCAACATACTCAACACCTAGAACTCTTACCGCAGCAGCGGCACAAATTAAAATTAATGACAAGGGTGAATTCGAACAATTTAGAATTCGTCGCTCTGCTGGATCCAGCGCATGGCAAGCAGAAGCGTGGGAATATTACGACGCAATTGGTGAAATCAAATACGCTTTTAATTTAGTTGCATCTGTTGTTTCTCGTATCAGAATTTATGCAGCAGTAGTTGATGATCCATCAGAGACTCCAATCTCTGTTCGTCAATCAGAGCTAGTAGATGATCGTCTTGGAGCTGCAGCAGAACGAGCACTTGCAAGACTTAATTCTGCATATGGTGGACAAGCAGGTCTCTTGCGAGATGCTGCTCTAAACCTTTCAGTTGCTGGTGAATGCTACTTAGTACAGATGCCAGCACGACCAGCATATAACTTGCCAGAGTCTTGGGACATTCGTTCTGTTGATGAAGTAACAACAGATCCTCGTGGCGGTTTTAATGTTATTGGTCGTCGTGAACAATCCACTACATCACAAGGTGGAGTAGATAAGAATTCAAAACTAGGTAAGAACGCATTTGTTGGACGCATGTGGCGTTCACATCCTCGTTTCTCAGATGAAGCAGACTCATCACTTCGTGGTTTGTTAGATCTCTGCGCCGAACTTCTTCTCCTCAACAGAACATTCCGTGCAACTGCACGTTCACGTCTGAATGCAGGTGCTCTTTACTTGCCAGACGGACTTTCTGTTGCTTCACAAGGCGACGGTGACTTCCCTTACGATTCCGAAGATGGCATTGGTCCAAACTTCACTGCTGAAGAAGCAGAGGATGAGTTTGAAGAGCAGCTAATGGATGCGATGACAACTCCAATTCGTGACGAAGAGTCCGCATCAGCAGTTGTTCCACTTATCATTCGTGGCCCAGCAGAACTAGGCGACAAGATTAAGCAATTTAAGTTCGAGCGTTCATTTGATCCAGCACTAGCTGAGCGTTCTGATCGTGTATTAGAGCGCATCCTTCAAGGACTAGATGTTCCAAAGGATGTTGTAACTGGTTTAGCAAACGTTAAGTACTCAAATGCAATGCAAATTGATGAGTCACTATATAAGGCACACATCGAACCTCTTATGTTGCTCATTGCAGATGCTCTTACAGTTGTTTATCTTCGTCCATACCTAATTGCAAATGGTTTTGAAGAGACACAAGTAAATCGCATTGTTGTTTGGTATGACCCATCAGCAATTGCAACTCGCAATGACCGTGCAGCAGATGCTGACTCAGGATTTGATCGCATGGCGGTCTCTGGAAACACATGGCGTCGTGCTCACGGCTTCTCAGATGCAGATGCACCTACTCCAAAGGAACTTGCAATTCGTCTTCTACAAGAGCGAGGCGTATTTACTCCAGAATTTACAGAAGCAATGCTTTCAGCAGTTGCTCCAGAAGTTATTAATACAGTTCGATCACAGCAACAGCAATCATCAGTTGCTCCTATCCCACCTGAGCTACAAGCAGCACTAGATGCCGCAAGTCAAGGTGCACAAGAAGCAGGAATTGAGTCAGAGGCCCCAACAGAAGGGCAAGAGCAGTAATGTCTGACGAATCAATTGACATTGTAACTACTTCACTTGTTTCAGCAGGAGATCCTTGCTGGGAAGGTTATAAGCAAGTCGGTATGAAGAAGGGTAAAGACGGAAAAATGGTTCCCAACTGCGTTCCCGTTGACGCCTCTGATGATTCTGAGTTTGCAGCAAAGAAAAAGCGGACAGAAGCTCAAACTCCAGCTCCAAAGAAAGATCAAATTAAAGGTTCTAGCAAAAATAAAAAAGGATCGGCATCTGGAACTCGTAAAATTAAGTTTTCTGCCGCTGTAGAAAAATCTTTACAAAATAAAGTTAAAGAACATAACGAAAAAGCAAAAGATGGTCGTCGTGCAACTCTAGGAATGCTCAAGGCTGTGTATCGCCGTGGTGCAGGTGCCTACAGCACTTCACATCGTCCAGGTAAGACACGCAATCAATGGGCAATGGCTCGTGTTAACGCATTTTTAAAATTGTTGAAGTCTGGAAAGCCATCTAATCCTGCATACACAACAGATAACGATCTACTTCCAGCTAAGCACCCACGCTCAACAAAGAAATCAAACTCCATTGCAGCTTCAGCAGGTTTGGTTCCTGAAGAAAGCGATTTAGCAGAAGCGCTAATCGAGATTGCAGACAAATATGGAAAGTTCAATGAAGATGCCACAGGAATCTGGGCAGGATATACACC